GAATGTGATGACATTCTTACTTTATACTGAATGTTTTTCTAGAGTGAGAAGAAACACATGAATAAAACTTTGGATTTTTTATTATATTATCAACAATTAGATCCCATCTCTTCCTGTTGTTGAATTCTTCTAGTGTATCCCAACTCAAATAATCATTTTCATCAAATGTTTTCTTTATTGGAAGACGGGCAATTTTCTTTTGGTTTGTTTTGACTTTTTCATTATTAAATTTTGATATAATTTCAATTTGTTCGCATCTCTTGTAAGGAACAAAAAAGACATATACATTATAAATAAGTTCATCTTGACCATCTTTGACTGAAAACTTATATTCTGTATAGTCACATTGTTTTAATGAAACAACTCCTCGTGTTTCCTCTTCTAATTCCCTAAGGGCACATCTTAGGGGATTGGGTATTTCTCTTTTTCGACACCCGCCTGTGACAAATATCCATTCTTTGAAACGGCGGTCCCTAACTGTAAGAAATCGTGGTTTATCACCTGAAAACGATACAGGAATAGCTATAGACTTATATTTCTTCATTGCGATGTCGCAAGTTATAATAACCACATTTTTTATTATTCGATATTTTCTTCCAAACTCAAACTTCCCTTAACTTCTTCTTCTTCCTCTTCTTCATGCACTTCAATTTGTCGTGTTTGAGAGACTGGTGGTGCCTCCATTCGCTCTTTAGACATTTGAACTGGGTATGGAACTCTCATTACTTGGGGTGGTGCGTTCTTAAGGTCTCGCATCTCCTTGAATAGATAAACGGTTGAAATTACACATAAGGCAATGACAACAAGTGTAATATTATCTCGTGTAAACATTATACTTTTTAAGAGCATTAGTTTTTTAAGCAACTATCGCACCCAAACTAGCTTTATATCCCATATCTTCCACTGGTTGAGGGGAAGCAAATTGAACTTGTTGATAGTGTTGGTATTCATCTTTTGGTTTAGCCACGGGTTTTTCAATAAAATTTTCAATTCGCTTGGATTTAGGGTCATAAGTTAAAACAAAAACAATCCCCAAAAGGATCACGTATTTCCACATTTATTATATAAAAACATTTTTACCATAGTTGTTCTGAAGCATGGTAAAATTGTATATTGTTTTATTATCTTTTAGGTTTAGTTGGCATACATTAAGCCTCCCATACCCTTTTCTATGTGTAAAATGTTATAATTGATCGCGTAAATTTTTTCATTGAAAGTTTGGTCAGATGACAACAAACGAGCTGAATCGATACGACTGAAATTGAGTGAACCAGTTGGTTGAGTTTTAGCTGTGTCCAAGCAGAAACTGTAAAGGAAGAGTTCCGCATCTGTGGAAAGTTTGTCCTGAACGTGATAATAGGATGGAACAGTGGAATAGTTTGGATGCGCGAATTTAAAATCAGAAATATCAACACCATTCACTTGCAACTTCACCTTGTTTCCAGCTGTCAAAACATTCACTGAACCATCTGAACCTGAAACATTTGGACAAGAAGCAATCAATTTAACTGGGTGGTTAAATACAAGTTCTTGAATCTTATTACCAGAACCGAGGACGCTTTGAACTTGGAAGCACAAGATGTCATGTGGTTTGGAAGCAACCATATTGCGTTCGTCGTTGTCCAAGTAGATGTAGTTGGAAAATGCTTCCCAACGGTAGGATTCAGCACCTGACCCCCACTTTATTCGCATCTCAACGTCGTGGTATTGAAGGGCAACGAGTGGAATACAGGCGTGATAATTTTCACAGTGGAAGAAGCGCAATGGATAGAAAGCACTTGACTTACCACGACCAAAATGAACACCCTTAGCCTTAGAGTGAGTAGAAGCCAAAACATCTGGAGCAATACGCTCTGTAAAGTAAGCATCTTGTGTATCAACAACTTGACCACCCACTAGAAGTTCGATCTTATCAATTACTGTAGACCAATCGGAAATATCAGCATGTTGGTCTCCCGCAGCGTTCACTGGAGCGAGATACACATAACTCAACAAATCCCCCTTTCGCTCGAAACGAATAGATGACATGCCTTCGTTTTTGACAACACCTTGCAACACTTGCTTTTCAACACTTTGGGCAAAGTTTGTGTGGCGTTTGTAGGATGACTTAAAAAATGAGACCTCAGGATTTCCCACCAAATGGACATCCTGGGCACCTACGGCAACAATCTGGGCTGTACCCGCAGACATATTTATACTATTATATGATTTTATTTTTTTTCAAATGTTTAACACATTTCAAAAAAGATATTGTTTTATATTTTTTTTCCTAAATTAGAATCTAATTATTATTCTCAAGTTCAACTATTCTCGCCTTGAGTTCCTGGATGGAACTAATCAAGTATGGAATGACTTGGTTGTAATCAATTGTAGAAGCCACATTACCCCAAGCAGAGTAATCATCTGGGGTCTTGTCTTCCGCTGGTTCCGCGTCGCCACCCAAAATCACGGCATGTCGCAATTCTGGAGTGTCATACCACAAGTCTTGGGCAACCAAACCAGATTCTGGTCCATAGACCTCATCGCCTTCTTCCATACCAGCTCTCTTATCATACACTTGTGGTGTCAAGTTAGACACTGTAGCCAAACCATTCACAATTGTTTGTCTGTTAATCTTTGTTCTCGCATCTGATGTCACTGTGTGGATTTCACCAGTAGATGAGTTCCAATTCAAGGCTGCACTCGCAGCGGAGGAATTAACTGGTTTCACGAAGAACTTAGAATTACCAGTATTAATGTTCAAAGCAGAACCAGTTGCATTCAAAACAATAGAATTATCAGGCATTGTTTGACCCGCATATGCACCAATAGCAACGGAATAATTACCTTGATCTGTTAAACCAGAACCTCTACCAATGGCAATAGCATGGTCTTTTTGTGAATCAATACCAGCGCTTCTACCAATAGAGATCGCATTCTCACCTTGGTTAGATTTACCCGCAGAAATACCCATTGCAATAGAATATGAGTTCATTGCTTGAGCACCAGCGTCATAACCAAGTGCAATAGAATAAGAGTTTATACCGTTCATACCAGAATTATGACCCATTGTAATAGATCTATAACCAGCGTAGCTCTTACCTGCGTTAGTACCAATACTGATCGCCTGTTCAGCTGCATAGCTTCGACCAGCATTTAAGCCAATACTAGTACTATAATTACCTGGTTCAAGGTTTGCGGCATGCCTACCAACAGCTACATATGAAACATTTGAGGCTTCATAATATGTAGAACCCAAGTGAATGACCCCTGTATCATCTCCACCAGACTGGAGAATTCGTAATGCACCCAAATTGAATAGCTTACCATCCTGAACATACAAGTTAGAATAATTCACAACTTCACCTTCGGTGGTGTAAGTTAATATACCAGTTGAATCGTGAGCATTGGAACTTCTAATTGGATTAATGTATGTAGAATTGGCGTTAGAAGCACTGTAAATATCTCCTTTTGCGCTAATAATAATTGAGTTTGACACGGGGCATAGGGCTCGGGGACCAATAGCAACAGAACCAATACCCTGGCTTGTTCCCCCTGCGTATGCACCGAGTGCAACAGCATATACATTCTGTCTCACTCTACCCGCTTGGTGTCCAATTGCGATGGCATGTGTGTTTTGGTATTGCCAACCCGCTTGGAAACCAACTGCAATAGAATTATCTTCTTGGTATGATTGAGCCGCTCTCTCACCAAGAGCAACGGAGTACTGTCCTTGAGTCTTTTGACCAGCGCCATAACCAACAGCGACACCACCACGATGTTGGGCGCTTAAACCTGCGTTATAACCAACTGCGACACAGTATGTGTTTTGTCCGCTTTTACCCGCAGCAAAGCCAATCGCCGTCGCAGACTGACCCTGGGTGCTCATACCTGCGAAATAACCGACTGCAGTACCGTAATTTGCTTGGTCACTTTCACCTGAACTATAACCTAATGCAACCGCTGCTAAACCCTGTGATGATTGACCTGCCTTACCACCTATAGCAATACTGTAATTACCTTGGGTGTCTGTAGTTCCTGCTTGATGACCAATACGAATCTTACTAAAAGTGTCAGTACAATCAATATATACTTGACTTGCGAAATTTGGAGTGCCAGCTGCCACCTCAAATGATGTCTCCGCGTTAGAGAAGATTATAGTATTTGATGTTATGTTTCCAACATTGGAAACTTCGGCAAGTGTTGCTTCACCAAGCACATTAGTCAAGAGACCACCATCACCATAGTATTGCATGGCAATCACATTACCTGTGACTGTCAAGTCTTGGAGATTGGAAACAATCATGTTGCTGTAATTGACAAGCTCACCTTCATCTGTGTAGGCAATGAGATTAGCTGTCACATCTGTTGAATCTCTGAGTGTGTGAATGTATGTAGCTTCCGCGTTGCCAGTTTGTCTAGCATAACCAGTGGCATTCAATATGATTGAACTGTGATGTTGGCTTGTTTCACCAGACAATCGACCAATAGCAACCGCGTTGGAACCTTGGTGTGACCTACCCGCGCTGACACCAATGGCAACAGCACCTTCAGCTTGACTTGTTGTGCCAGACCATGCACCCATTGCAACAGTTAGTTCTCCTTGGTGTGACCTACCAGCTCTATAACCCACGGCTGTAGCTTTGTCTGCCTGATAAAAGGAACCCGCAGTACTACCAATAGCTGTTGCGTAAGCATTTTGATCATTTTGTCCCGCAAACTTACCAACAGCAACGCCTTCTATTCCTTGACTGGTCATACCCGCGTTATGACCGAGTGCGGTGGCACTGGCTCCTTGTGTTGATCTACCCGCGGCGTAACCAATCGCAACACCAGCTGCACCTTGGCTTGATTGACCCGCACGTGCACCAATGCCAACGCTATAGGAGGTTCCACCAACATAATCTTGGGAACCAATCTTAACAGCAGCCA